CTTGTCTGCATACCACCGCAGTTCAAACCTTTTCGGGTAAGCTAGGAAAATGCCGAATCCGCCGAAACCAGCCGAACAGAAAAGAGCCACAGGCAACCCAGGGAAGCGTGCGTTGCCTCAGCCAATTGAATACATCGAAGGCGGCTACATTGCGCCAGCTCGACCGCTTGAGTTCGCAGGCCAACAGCTTTGGGATGCAGCCATGAAAACAGGCGAGCGATGGATTGCTCGCAACTCAGACACTCAACTCTTGCTCTTGACCTGTGAGCAGATGGACAGGCGCAATGACCTCATCACTAAAATCCATGAGACAAGTGAGTGGCGACTTTACCGAGCCTTGCATGACTTAGAGAAAATGATTACCTCAAATCTCTCGCTCTTAGGATTCACCCCGACAGACAGAACCCGCCTCGGCATCGCTGAGGTCAAGGTTGCAAGCAAGCTAGAAGAACTGATGAAGAGAAAGGCTGAGCGTGTGGCCTCCTCAATGGCTAACTCCAGTTCCGTCTGAGTCTGTCGCTAAGGGCGAAGGCGAACTTGTCATTGACTTCATCGAAGGCTTCGGCATAATCACCAAAGACTCGGTTGCAGGTAAGCAAGGGGAAAAGCTTGTTCTAAGAGAGTGGCAGAAAGATTTGATTCGTAACATCTACGCAAGTGACGGAAGCGGATTTCGCTCAAGAGTCAACTTAGTCGGAATGCCAAGAAAGTCGGGCAAGTCAGCCATCGCTTCTGCAATGGCAATTTTCGACACCTACTTCGGACCTTCTGGAGGTGAGACCTATTCGGTTGCCGCTACTAGAGAACAGGCTCGCATTGTTTTCTCTGACGCTAAGCGAATTGTCGAAGCAAACGAGGAACTTGCGAAAATGGCAAAGCTTTATCGTGACGCAATTGAGATTCCCTCTACTGGTTCTATTTATCGAGTCTTATCAGCGGAAGCATTCTCGGCCGAAGGTCTCAACATCTCAGCCTGTTGGTTCGATGAGCTTCACGCTCAACCCAATCGAGAATTGTTCGATGTTATGTCTCTGGCTATGGGTGCAAGAGGTTCGCTCGCTCATCTTGTTGCAATTACAACCGCAGGTGTAAAGACAGATTCAACAGGCCAAGACTCAATTGCTTTCAGTTTGTATAACTACGGCAAGAGAGTCGCATCGAGTGAAGTAAATGACCCATCCTTCTTCATGGCATGGTGGGAAGCTCCAGCCGATTCAGACCACCGCGACCCTGAGACTTGGAAACTTGCCAACCCAGGATTCGGAGACTTATCAGACCCCGCAGACTTTGAGTCCGCAGTTCGCCGAACACCTGAAGCGGAGTTTAGAACTAAGCGATGCAACCAATGGGTTTCTTCGCAAGTCTCATGGCTACCAACTGGCACATGGGAAGCCTGCAAGGGTGAGGTAAACATCGCAGGCAAGGATTATGTCATTGGCTTTGATGGTTCGTTTTCTGGCGACTCGACTGTCTTAGTCGGTGTAACCATCGAACCACTCCCGCAGGTTTTCATGATTAAGGCTTGGGAGAAAGACCCCAACATCCATGACGACTTGTGGCGTGTAGACATTCTCGATGTTGAGAACCAAATTCGTGAGTTTGTCAAAGCTAACCCGAATGTCAAAGAGATTGTCTGTGACCCTTACCGCTGGCAAAGGTCCATGCAGGTCTTAGCAGAAGAAGGCTACCCAATTGTCGAGTATCCTTCGACTAACGCAAGGCGCATGATTCCTGCTTGCGCTAAGGCGTTCGATGCTGTAGTTGAGAAAAGACTTGTCCATGACGGCGACCCTTTATTGGCTCGTCATCTAGACAATGCTGTAGTCAAATCAGATAACTTAGGGGTGAGAATAGTGAAAGAGAACAGACAGTCAGCGAGGCGCATTGACGCGGCTGTGGCGATGGTGATTGCCTATGATAGGGCGACAACAAGTAGAATAGAACCCGAACAACTAACTCCAGGTGTCTATGTCTTCTAAATTGGTCACAGCTCTACAGGTTGCAGGGGCAATCCTAATCAGCACAGGGTTAGGAATAATTTTCTTGCCTCTAGGTCTAATCGGACTTGGAGTCTTTTCAGTCTTATTCGGTCTAGCACTAGAGAGAACAAATGCTCAATAACCTATTCGAGAGACGAGCAGTCACACCTAACAGCCTTTGGGGTGCAGGTCTTGACTTTGAACTACAGAACAACTCTGGCACTTACATAACCGAAGACAACATTTATAAGCTCGCTGGAGTCTCGGCTGCAATCTCGCTAATCGCTGGAACAATCTCAACCCTGCCGATGGAAGCATGGGTTCGAAGAGATGGGCAGAAGCTTTTGATGAGACCAAAGCCCGACTGGGTAAACAGACCAGATGTTTCGTTTGTTGACCGCACCCCATTCATCAGCTCAATCATCGCTTCCCTCATGCTTGACGGCAACGCTTTTATCCGAGTCTTCAGAGACGAAAACGGATTACCTCTGAATCTTATGGTTCTAAACCCGACCAAGATTGAAGTCAAGCGCAACCGCAATGGTCGCGTCATGTTCGTTTATGAAGAAGACCAGAAGACTTACAACTCAGACGAGATTCTGCACATTGTTGAATCGGTTATGAGACCAGGTGCTATTCGCGGTGTCTCAAGAGTCGAAGAGATGAAAGACGCTCTTGGTCTTGGACTTGCTCTTGACTCATACGCTCAGCGATTCTTTGGACAAGGCGCATCAGGTAACTACGCTCTAGTGACTCCTCAGTCTTTGACAGAGGACCAAGCCAAGATGCTTGCTAAGTCTGTAGATGCTCGTCATGGCGGTTGGAGAAAAGCTCACAAGACAATCGTTCTGCACTCTGGTCTTGACATCAAAGACATAGGCATAAACCCAGAAGAGTCACAGCTACTTGACTCACGCAGGATGTTTATTGAAGACCTGTGTCGAATCTGGAACATTCCTTCGCACATGATGAATCTGCCAGGCACTCAAACTTTCTCATCGGTCGAGGCCACTCAAATCGAGTTTGTCACCCATACGCTCAGACCCTATGTTGCAATTATTGAGAACTCACTCTCAACCTTGCTTCAGGTCTATCCAAACGGACAGGGCGCATTTGTTGAGTTCAACATGAATGCTCTTCTAAGAGGCGATGTTCAATCACGATTCAATGCATACTCGCAGGGAATCCAAGCGGGAATCCTGACGACGAATGACGCAAGAGTCGCAGAGGGTCTTTCAAAGATTGACGGCGGAGACATCCTTAGAGTTCCACTTGCGAATGTCAACATTGATGCAGCAGACCTATCTGCAACCGACAAGCGTGTCCTGATGGCACAGCGACTAATCGTTGCAGGTTTCGACCCTGCCGAAACACTCGCTGCTATGGGCTTGCCCGCAATCGCACACACAGGCGTTCCAAGCGTTCAACTTCAAGGTGTCGCACAGATTAATCCTGCCGACCCAAGCTCTGTTTATCTGGAGGGATAATGGGACTACTAGCAATCAATTTCAGCATCGGAACAGTTGCAGCTCAAATTGCACCTGCTGACTCCAACCCTGTAAGTGTTCACATTCATAACAACTCAGAACATACTGTGTATCTTGGCGGAAGCGATGTCACGACCACAACAGGATTGAATCTTCCTAAGCAAACAACTGAAGAGTTTTATCTGACACCAGGAGACAGCCTTTGGTGCATTTCAGACGGAGCAACTAGAAATGTAAGAGTTCTAAGGTTAAGCAAGTGATAACACCAGGCAGATACAACATCACCGCTTATCAAGGTGCAACTTATGACCTGTCTCTAAGTTGGTCAATTGGTGGCACAGCGGTCAATCTAACTAACTACACAGCAGCCATGCAGGTAAGGGAAGCATATGACGCAACCACTCCAGTTCTTAGCTTGACTAATGGGTCAGGAATAACTCTCGGCGGAACTGCTGGAACTATTGACATCAGCGTCAGCGCAAACACAATGGGTTCAATAGTCGCAGGTCAATATCTTTACGACCTTGAATTGAACTCTGGCTCTGCGATTACAAGACTTGTGCAGGGTAACTTTACTGTTGAAGCGCAGGTCACTCGGTAATGTCTCGGTCAGTTGTCGCAATAACTGAAACCAATTCCACGCTTACAGTTACAGAAACTAGCGTTGACATTGCGGTCATTGAAACTTCTACATCTGTGACGCTAGGCAATTCAGGACCGCAAGGTCCGCAGGGAATACAGGGTCAGATTGGACCTGCCAACACATTAACAATTGGAACTGTAACCGCTAGTGCAGCTGGCGGAGATGCTGGTGCAACAATTACAGGCACAGCTCCTAATCAAACTTTGAATCTTGTAATTCCAAGAGGCATTCAGGGAACGCAAGGCATTCAAGGTATTCAAGGATTGACTGGCGCAACTGGAGCGACAGGTGCAACAGGTCCGCAAGGTATTCAAGGTGTAAAGGGCGACAAGGGGGAAAAGGGTGACACAGGGGACACAGGACCAGCGGGAGCAACGGGAGCAACAGGACCACAAGGCTCACAAGGTATTCAGGGCGAGCAAGGCATTCAAGGACTCAAGGGCGACAAAGGCGATAAGGGTGACACAGGCAATACTGGTGCAACTGGCCCTGCTGGTCCTACTGGCGCGACTGGCGCACAAGGCCCACAAGGTATTCAGGGTGAGACTGGACCTGCTGGACCAACAGGACCGACAGGAGCTACTGGGGCGACAGGACCAACAGGCGCAACAGGACCGCAAGGCGCAACTGGAGCAACTGGCCCACAGGGGCCATCTGGAGTTGTAGCTGCAACATCGCCGATTGTTTACAACGCTGAAACTCAAACAATCAGCATAAACACAACCGCAGGTGGCATCACAATAAACGGCACAGCGGTTGCACTAGGGGGAACAATAACTGTGAATGCGAGGCTCGGCTAATGCCATACTTCATAACTGATTCATCACCTGACTGCGCTGGATGGGCAACTATCAAAGAAGACGGCGAAGTAATCGGCTGTCACACAACCAAGCAAGATGCCATTGACCAGATGGTCGCTGTCTCTATCGCAGAGGGCATTCAGCCAGGAGGAGAAAGAGCAAGACCAACTGAGTTAGAGGTTGGCGATTATGTTTCTTGGAATACTTCAGGCGGTCGAGCCAGAGGCGAGATTGTCCAGATTGAGCGAGATGGCACAATAAATGTTCCCGATTCCTCATTCACAATCACAGGCACTCCCGATGACCCCGCTGCTTTGATTCAGGTTTACCAAAGAGTAGAGGGTGGCTGGGAAGACACCGATGTCTATGTCGGACACAAGTTCTCAACTCTCACAAAGATTGACCCGCTACCAGAACCAATGGATGAGCCAGAAGATGATGAAGACGATGACGAGGTTCGTCAGGTAAACCTAGAAGCACCTGCCTACATGAGAGCGTCTGCTCGCAGAGGTTTGCAATGGTATTCAGAAGGGCTTGGCGGAGACGGATTAGTTGACCGCACAATCCGCGAAGCTCGCTCAATGGCTGAGGGCAATGTTTCGGCCGACAAGTGGGTTCGCATTGCGGCTTGGATTGCAAGACACTTGGGAGACCTTGACGCACCTGACGCAAACCCAAATTCAGAAAACTTCCCATCGCCAGGTGTTGTTGCAATGGCACTTTGGGGTGGCGGAACAACTAAGCGTTCTGCAAGACGCGCACAGACTTACGCAGAAGGTGTGGTCGCTAGACTAGAAGCGGAGCAAGAGAGAGCAAAGATGAAACACGAAACTAGAAACTTTGAAGCTGACTTTGAGCTAAGAGCCGAAGGCGATGGCATGACTTTCGTTGGTTATGCTGCAAAGTTCAACTCACCATCAGAAGACTTGGGTGGATTCGTTGAGACTATCGAACCTGGCGCATTCCGCCGTTCGCTACGCTCTCGCAACGATGTCAAGCTCTTGGTCAATCACGACACAGGCCGAGTTCTTGCATCCACTCGCTCGGGCACAATGAAACTCTATGAAGACGAGGTTGGTCTCAGGGTAGAGGCAAGTTTGCCAAACACAACTGACGGCAGAGACATGGCAGAGCTACTCCGCAGAGGAGACCTCAACAAGATGTCATTCGGATTCTCTGTCATCAAGGATTCATGGAACAATGAAATGACCGAAAGAACTCTGAAGTCGGTCAGATTATTTGAGGCAAGTATTGTGGCTTTTCCAGCATATGCTTCAACCGAAGCAATGGTTCGCTCATTAGACAAGGCAGCCACTCGCGCACAGGTTGACGCTGACGAACTAGCTGATGCAGTTCTAAAGCTAGAAGAAGGCGCAGACCTAAGTGACTCTGAGGCAGAGCTAATCAAGAAGGTTGTTGACACTCTTTCCCCTGTGACGCAGGTAGAAGAAGAAAAGACCGAAGAGCCAAACCTGCTAGACCTAAAGCGCAAGCAACTTGACCTACTACTAAAGAGGAACTAATGGCAAACAAAGAACAAATAAAACAGACCATTCTCGCAATCGCAGGAGACCCATCGGTCGGCGAGGTTTATTCACTAGCTGACAAGTGGGCTGATGCCATTTGGAAGTTAGACAACAAAGATGTCGCAGTCAATGATGACAGCGATAGAAACAGCGGCGCATCGGCGACAGCCGCTATAAAGGAAACTCGCATTATCAAACCAACTGAAACGCGCATCCCCTGAGCGCAAGGTTTTAGCGAGTAACCACCCCAGAGGGTCTTCCTTTCTACCTCTGGGGTTTTCCTTTACCTAGTAGAATATAAACAGGGTTGAGTGTAAGCACCGCCTGTTATTCAGTTCTGCGTAAGCGCGGCTGAAGTCAATAAAACTATTAGGAGACCAAAATGTCACAGTCCTTTATTAAGGCACAGGCTGAGGCTCGTGCAAAGGCATGGGAGGAAGCAAAGGCCCTGCTTGACTCCGCCGCTGCTGAGAAGCGCGACTTGACTGCTGAAGAGCAGAGCAAGTTCGACCGCATTAACGCAGACCTTGACGAGCGTGCAGCCGCAATCGAAACCATCCGCAATGCAGAAGAGCGTGAGGCTAAGGCCGCCGCTGCTGCTAGTGGATACGAAGTAGCACAGGCTTCCAAGTCTGACTACGACTATGTTCGCGCACTTGCAAAGGGTGAGATTCGCTCTCACCAGTTCGAGACTCGCGGAACAATGACCCCATCAAACTCTTCTGGCGTTGTGCCTCAGTCTTTTGTGAATCGTGTATACGATTTGGCGAGGGCTGTAGGACCGATGCTAGACCTCGGAGAGCGTTTTGAAACTCAGGGGGGCGAAGACTTGAAAATACCTGTGCTCACAAATTACGCAACTGCTGTTATCGAAACACCAGGTTCGGCAATTGATGAGTCAGAGCCAACCTTCAGCTCAATCACCCTCGGAGCTTATAAATATGCATTTCTCGTGCCTGTAAGTTCCGAACTTCTACAGGACTCTTCGATAGACCTCGCAGAAGTTCTTGCTCGCGCTGCTGGTAACTCAATCGGTGTTGCAGTTAACGCTGCCCTAACAACTGGTTCGGGAACTGCTCAGCCAACTGGTATCGTAACTGCTGCTGGAACTGGCGTTGCAGGAACTATCGCAGGTGGTCTATTCACCGCTGACCAGCTTGTAGACATGGTCTACTCTGTTGACCCAGCTGTTAGGAGATTGCCTGGAACTGGATGGCTCATGTCTCCAACCGCAATTCGTAACGCTCGCAAGCTAAAGACGACAGATGGTTACTACCTGTTTGAGCCTGGTCTCAACGGCGCAACCGCTGACACTCTTCTTGGCTACCGCGTAAACGAGAACAGTGGAATGGCCGCAGTCGGCTCAGCCGCAGCCAGCCTGGGCTTCGGATATCTCCCGTCATATAAGATTCGCCTTGCAGGCGGACTTCGCGTTGACAGAAGCGATGACTTCAAGTTCGGTAACGACTTGAGCGTCTTCCGTTTCATGATTCGCGTTGACGGAAACCTGTCTCACCAGAGCCACTTCCAGATTTTCAGAGGCTCGGCTGCATAGTCAACCTCCGATATCTAGCAAGTCCCTCGACCAAAAGTCGGGGGATTTTGCTATTGTGGGGTTAGAAAGGAAACAATGAAACCAGAACAATTAGACCTTACTGTCACGACCTATTCCAACAGCCCATATCAGCCGACTGGATATGGACAACAGATTGGTTATCTCGTTGACAATCTTGTAAAGCATGGAGTCAATGTTGGCCATGTTTCTAACTATGGGCTAGAAGGAAACAACTCAACGCTCAAAACCCCTTACGGAGAAATTCCGCATTACGCAAGAGGCTTTGACCCAATGTCTCAAGATGCACTTGCAGTTGGACACAAGATGCAGATGGCAAAGAAGGATTGGAAAGATTACATCCTGACTCTTTGTGATGTTTGGGTTCTGAAGCCTGAGATGTGGCCGACAGATGAGTGGCCAAACATTCTGAGCTGGATACCGCTCGACCATATCTCGATGCCCCCTGCGGTCAAGCGTTGGCTAGACAAAGACAATGTAACGCCGATTGCAATGTCACCCTTCGGCATGGAGCAACTTAATGATGTTGGAGTCGAGGGAATCTATATCCCTCATTCGATTGACACAGTTTCTACCTTTAAGCCAACTAACAAAATTGGCAAGCAAGGCGCAAGAGAATTTCTAGGACTCAAGGAAGACGACTTTCTTGTTGTGGTCAATGCCGCTAACAAAGCAAACAAATCAGTTCACAGAAAATCATTCGATACTGTGTTTATGGCTTTTTCGATGTTTAGGCAGAATCACCCAAACGCTTATATGTATGTTCACACCGAACCCAAGGGCGTTTATGGTGGCTTTCACTTGCCACGATTAGTCGAGGCTTGCGGGCTTGACATGAGTTCTGTTATCTTCCCCGACCCAATTGACTACCGATTGGGAATTGACCGACACGACCTAGCTGGCTTTTACTCAGCAGCCGATGTTGCACTTCAGGTTTCACTCGGAGGTGGGTTTGAAATTCCAATCATCGAGGCACAGGCATCGGGTTGCAGGGTCATCGCATCTGACTGGACTGGACCAAGAGACCTAGTGGCAGAGGATGGGTTCAAAGTTTCGGGACAGTTGTTCTGGGATGAGGCTCAAGCTGCATGGTGGAAAATTCCGTCAATACCCTCAATTGCACAACAGCTTGAAAAGGCTTATGAAGTCTCTAAGAGGGAAGGTCGCTATTCAGAAACCTCACGCAAGTTTGCTCAGCAGTTTGACGATGTAAAGGTCTGGAATCACTATTGGCTACCATTCCTCAAGACCCTAGTCTAATCTCTCTGCCCCTAGCAATTTGGGGAGATGGTTATTCTCAATTTCTGCCTCAATGGTGGGCAGGAGTGCAGTCGCTTGAGACCAAGCCTTTTGAGATAAACATTGTCACCGATGACAAGAACTGGGAAGCTGTCAAAGCAAGCGTTCCAAATGAGGGTGTTGTCAGGGTAATAAAAGAAAACCTGAATAGCTATGCGGAGTATTGGAATCAAGCAATCTATCTATGCGTTGGCAAGTGGATAGCCATTTGTAATGTTGACGACTACTTCCTGCCTAAAGCCTTGAACTCGATACCTGAGGCAGAGGCGGCAGGTTGCAACCTAGTTTGCGACTGGCTTAGAACCAAAGGCACAGATTATGTCCAACAGACCAAGTGGCTGCCAGAGACCCTTGATTATGAGTTCGAATTAGGCGGTGCTAACCCTATGACCAGATACCTCTGGCAAGCCTCTGGAGGCTTCCCTGAGGGCATAAGATTCGCCGACTGGGGTCTCGCGCTACACATGAGAAAAACTGGTCTGGTAAAGCCTTACAACACCCCTACGATGAGGATAGTTTTTGACAGAGGTTATGACCGCATGACAACCTCTGGAGCATTGGTTGGGCCTGATGAAAGAGCAGAGGGCATGGAACAGATTAGACAACTTGCTAGGTCGCTTCGGTGAAGGTTCTCATCTTGGGAGCTGAGGGGATGCTTGGCTCGGCGATGGTCAAAGAGCTTTCTTCTTTTGACCTGATTGCACCATCACGCTTGGAGTATGAAGCACCTGACTCGATTGACCAATTCATGCTGACCGAAGGCGATGTTGTGATTAACTGCATCGGCGTAATCCCACAGAAGAAGCCAACAGTCGAAAAGCTGGAAAAGATAAACGGAGATTTTCCTCACCTGCTCGCAACTCGCAAAGACCTCTACTTCGTTCAGATTGCAACTGACTGCGTGTTTGCAGGTGACAAGGGTTTCTATACAGAAGACTCCGAGCGAGACGCAACCGACCCCTACGGCGTAAGCAAGAAGCGAGGTGAGGTCTCAGCAGCGAACTGGCTCAATCTGCGATGCTCGATAATTGGAGCGAACGGCACAGGCTCGCTATTTGACTGGGTAAAGAACCAACCCGAAGGTGCAAGGATAAACGGCTTTGTCAATCACTACTGGAACGGCGTGACAACTGAGGCGTTTGCAAGGGTGGTCGCAGGGATAATGAAACAGAATTACCTATTGGCTGGAACTCAGCACCTAGTCCCCGATGACTGGGTTTCCAAATACGACCTAGTGAAGATGATTGCCAAGCGACTAGGTAGAGATGATATCGAAGTGATACCAACCATAACGAACATGATTGACCGCAGACTTGCCACCAAATTCAGCTACACCAACCGACTGCTCTGGCGCAATAGTCGCTACCTCAGAGGGCCGATGATTTCGGAGATGGTCAGAACAATGTCGGTAGAATAGAGGCTGGAGGAATCATGGCAATCGTTAACGGATATGCGACTCTAACCCAAATCAAGGCAGCTCTCCGAATTGCCGATGGAATAGACGACCAGGCTTTAGAAATGGCAATTGAGTCGGCATCACGCCAAATTGACTCATACACCGAAAGATACTTTTACAACGCTGGAACTGCGACAAAACTTTTCTCACCGATAGACAACTTCGTCTGTGAGACAGAAGACTTCATCACTCTAAGTCAGGTTCAAACATCAGAAGATGGAGAAACCTTTGACACCACCTGGGCTGCTAAGGATTGGCAAGCTGAGCCTCTGAATGGTCGAGCGGGTGGAATTGCAACTGCCTATTATCAAATTCGAGCAATTGAGGATTACCTGTTTCCAGACCGACAGGGCGAGGCAACAGTTCGCATAACTGGAACATGGGGCTGGTCAGCAGTTCCAGTAGCAATTACTCAGGCAACTGTCATTCTTGCCTCAAGAATCTTCAAGCGTCTCGACTCTCCACTTGGCATCATCTCTGGTGAGCTTGGTTCTATGAGAATTGGTTTCCGACTTGACCCAGATGTTCAACACTTAGTCGAGCCATACCGCCGAATCAGGATGGCATAGTGGCCTCAATTACAGAACTGCGCGATGGTCTCGCTACTAATCTTTCGACCATTCCAGGACTAAGAGTTTCTCCGATAATTCCAGACAACCCATCGCCACCAATTGCCATAGTCCAGTTGTCTCGCGTTCAATATCACCAAGACTTTCAGCGTGGAATGACCGAATACAACTTCGCTGTTCAGGTAATTGTTGGCAGGGTAGATGAGAGAACGGCACAGCGCAATCTTGATGCGTTCTGTGCAAGCACAGGAGATTCCTCTGTTTCCCTTGCGGTAGAATCAGATAAGTCACTTGGCGGTAAGGCCTTTTCTGTCATAGTGACTGAAATGACGAACTATGGCTCGGTAACTATTTCGGACATCACCTACTTAGCTGCCGAGTTCAATGTTCGTGTTTTAGCTAGCTAACACATAGGAGAAAACTAAATGGCAAAACAAATCTTGACAGATGTTGTTGTCCAGCTCAACGGAACTGCAATCTCGCAGAATGTAAACTCAGTCGAGCTAACTACAACATCGGATGCGGTGGAGACCAGCAGCTTCGGAAGCTCTGGCTGGCGCACCTACCTGGGCGGGTTAAAATCAGGTTCGGTTACCCTCTCGCTTCACAACGACTATGCTTCAACTGCTTTGGACGGCATTCTTTACAACCTGTTCAACACAGTTGCAACTGTCGCAATCTTCCCTGCTGGAACTCCAGCGGGAACGAACGCACCTAAGTATGAGTTCACAGCCCTAGTTGACAATGTTGCTCCAGTAAGCGGAGCAGTCGGCGACTTGGCTGTCCAGAACCTAACCTGGACCATCACAGGCGCAGTAACTCGCGGCACAGTCTAAACAACTAAATAAGAGAAAGGAAACCAAATGCGGATGCAACTAGAGGTCGAGTTCAATGACGAGACCAAGAAGGACATCAAGGTCATCATGGCTGACATGGTGAAGTTTGAGTCTGAATACAACATCAGCATTGCGAAGCTGGGGCAGGAGATGAAAGTCACACACCTGCTCTGGCTCGCATGGTCATCACTTACCAGAGAGAAGCAAACATCCCTTGGCTTTGACGCATGGGTTGAAACAGTTGCTTCCATTGGAGCGGTTGACCCAAAAGCATCGAAGGGCTAGGCGATACCTCAGCTCATTGGTATCTCGTCAGCATTGCTTACGAATACAAATTGAGTCCGTTGGAATTGCTAAAGCTTGACGAGAGAATGCTTTGGACAATGGGCCGCTACCTAGTCTGGCGAGCGCAAGAAATGTCGAAGAAGTAGAGACCGACCCTTCGGGGTCGGTTTTCTATTAGGTAGAATTGACCAGAGGTGTCTGATGTTGAATCCAATTCTTGAGCTGAACTCGGCTGATGTAAAAGCCATGTTAAGAAAGCTCAAAAACATCGAACCCGATGGTGTCAAGGAATTTAGAAAAGAAATAAACAGAATTGCCAAGCCTGTTGCCGATGAGATTAAGCTCAACATTCCTAATCAGCCACCCCTTTCGGGGATGGGCTTTGTCATTTCTAGGACGAGCAAGCTAACTGGTCTTCAGAGCTATGTAATAAACGAAGGCAGACTGAACTGGCAGGGAACTGGCAAGCAAGGATTGTCGCTAAAAGGCAAGGGAACTGGACCCAAGTCCTTGACTATTTCAAGCGCAATAAAAGCATCAGGTCGCAGTCTCACCACGCCAATTGCCAAGGTCATTATTAACAGCCCTGCTGTTTCTATGGCTGACATGGCTGGTAGGAAGTCCAACGGCAACATGGGAACAAGGTCAAGAGAATATGTTTACAGAAAACGCAATGGTGAAATTGTAAAGCGCAGACACAGGGTCAATGGTCAGGGTCGGGCAATGATTCAAGAGCTGACGAGTAGATATGGCAAGGCTTCTCGCTTTGGATGGCCTGCACTAGAAAAGCAGATTGACGATGTTGCTAGAGAGATAGATAAGGTTTTGCAAAAGTATTTCAATAAAGCATTTGGAGATAACTAATGTCACAAGTCCGCGTAGTCCTCAAATCCGTCTGGGATGACAAGGGAATCAAGAACGCACAGAAGTCCTTTCAGGGGATTAGTGACGGAATTACTACAGCTTTCAAAGCTATTGGTGTTGCAACTGTCGCGGCTGGCGCGGCTATTGCCAAGCTCTCGGCCGATTCAATCAAGGCTGCTTCTAGCCTTCAAGAATCTACTAACGCTATCAATGTTGCGTTTGGTCGCTCCGCAGATGAAGTCCTAAAGATTGGTGAGAATGCTGCTCAGTCATTGGGTCTGGCTCGCACAGAGTTCAACCAAGCTGCCGTTAGGTTCTCAGCCTTTGCCGAAAGAATTGTTGGCGAAGGTGGCGATGTTGCTGGATTCATTGGAGACATTACAACTCGCGCCGCTGACTTTGCATCGGTATTCAACATTGAGGTTGCCGAGGCTTTGCAGGTGTTCCAGTCTGGTCTTTCGGGTGAAGCAGAGCCCTTAAAGAGATTTGGTATAAACCTTCTTGAGTCCGAGGTCAAAGCCTATGCGCTAAGAACTGGACTAATCAAGGTCGGCGAGACAATGACCGAACAACAAAAGGTTCAGGCTCGCTATGGGTTGCTCTTAGAGTCAACAGCTAAAACCGCTGGTGACTTTGCAAACACCTCTGACTCGTTAGCCAACAGACAAAGAATCCTCAAGGCAACCTTCACAGACATTCAGGCTGAAATCGGAACAGCCATGCTTCCAGCTTTTGAGGCCTTGGTCGGTGTTGTTGTAGATGATGTGTTGCCGATATTCAAGGACTTGGGCGAAAAGATTGGTCCAGCTGTCGCTGGTGTTCTGCAATTTATTGGTGAGGTTTTCGAAGAGGCAAGAACAAGCGGAACAAATCTGAATAGGGCATTGGGTGACCTAAAGCGTGCGTTTGACCTTCTTTTCTCGGCTATTACAAGTGGGCAAAAGGACGCAAAGGGCTTCTCCGACCTTCTATCAAACCTTGTCAGAATAATTGAGTTCTTAGTAACAACTGGTGCTTCTTTTGTCGCTTTTATCCAGGGCGCAGGAGTGGCAATTGAGGCCTTCAAGCGTGGTGACCTTGGAACTTACTTCCGATTCCTAACAACAGACACTATCGAATTCATGGAGTCAGTCGAGGGAACGACTGGAGCTGTTACTGATTTAGGCACTCAAGGAAACACCGCCGCTGGACACATTAGAGACCTCGACAATCTCAAGCTCAATAATCTCAGAAAACAAATTGGCGATACCGCTGGAGAACTAAATAGATTCCGCAACATTGCTCAGGGATTTATTGCGCCGAATGCCGCAACTACGGATGCCGCAACCAGCACAACGACCGCTGTTGCAAAGAATGTGGAGTCAGCATTTGACAAGGTTCGCAAATTTATTCAGAACGCTCAGAAAGACCTTGCCAGGGCGCAAGAGCAATACAACAAGACAATTGCAGCAGCTCAGAAGCGTTATGCAGATGCAGTAATCAAGACCGAGGCTGACTTTGCTAAGAAGCTTGGCGACATTATTCAGCAGTCGCAGGACAGACTGAGAAATGTTTTTCGACAGGCTGCATCTCTTACTTTCAATGACTTCTTGACACAGTTCAACCAAGCTGAAGACAAGAGACTTGAGGCTTACTATAAGGCGCAGGAAGAAGCAAAGAAAAACAACAAGGCTTTCACAGAAGACTTTATTGCTACAGACCCAGTAACCGCTTTACTCAAGAGCCTAGAAGAAAAGGCTAACGACAACCGCAGATTACTGGCCCTTAGTGCAAAGCTGTTTGAGGCTGGCTTCTCTCAGGTATTCATTGAGCAGATGCTCTCATCGGGTGCAGAGGGTGGCGATGCTGTAGCAATGGGGTTGCTTGAGTCTTCCCCTGAAACCCTGCGCCGTATTCAAGAGCTTTTCAATGAGATAAACCAACAGGCTGAAACTGGCATGGATGGTCTGGCTCGCGAGATTTTTGACAAGGCAGGTTTCGCAACTCGCGAACTTGCAGGGCTTTATGAGACCACGCAGACGCAGCTTGCCGATGCTCTCAAAGAGTTGCAGGCTCAATTCAATGAAGAGGTTGTTGACGCTAACCTTGCCCTAATTGACTCTATCAAGAGCATTCGTGAAGCATTCAAAGAAAACATTGACTCAATGAAGGGCGACCTTGGGGGGCTTGGCAAGGTTGTGGATGAGTTTATGAGAAAGCTCGGACAGGTCGAGACCGATGCAAAGAACCGAGTTGAGAATGTAACAGGTCCAACCTCAGGTGCAACAGGCACAACTGGGGGCGCAATGAGTGGGGTTGTTACGGCTGCATCAGCGGTCACAAATGCCACAGGCATCTTCATTGACTCAATGAATGATGTTGGAAGAGTTATTGCTTACTTGCAAGAGCGCATTACCGCAGCTAACACTTTTGCTAACGAGGCAGCTATCGCTGGTAGAACAACAGAGGCGATGAGTGCAGTCAACTTGAGAAATGAGTTCCGTTCCCAGCTAGGTCTAATCCAGTCACTAGGCACAGGTGCGGTTGGAACAACAATTAACATAAATGTCAAGACTGATTCAACGCAGTCTTTGGCAATGGTTGGTAAGACTTTAGGTAACACCATCACAAAGTATGTCTCGGCAGGTGGTCAAGTTCTAGTGAGTCCGACAAATTGAGCCAGCCAGTCCAGAAGGTAGAGATTGGTTTTGACATTCTGTCGTCTGGTCTCGGCCCTTACTTTATTCTTGATGACCCTATAAAGGGCAAGCTAAACAACACAGAGTTTCTACTTGCGGGAACGCTGTTCTTCGATGTCACCGATTTGGTGCAGTCGGTTGCAATTCAGCGAGGCAAGAACCGACAGCTTGACCAGTTCGAGTCAGGGTTGGCAAACATTGTGTTCAATAACAATGACCGAACCTTTGACCCTGAATATGCACTCTCCCCATACGCAGGGCAGATAGTTCCGAAGCGTCAGGTGAGAATTTCATCAGGTGGCATAGTTCAATTTGTTGGTCTTGTGGATGATTGGAATCTTTCATATCAACCAAATGGTGACTCAACCGCAGCAGCAGCTTGCTCGGATGCAACATCTTCCTTTGCAACTCAAACCATCGCAACAAGAACAAACTCAGTCCAGAAGTCAGGGGAAAGAATAAATGCAATCCTTGACCTGCCTGAAATAAACTGGCCTGTTGACCTAAGAGATATTGACACAGGCTTGATGACTCTCGGTGCTGACACAATTCCTGACAACACAAACACTCTTACCTACCTTCGTCTTGTCGAGAGAAGCGAACCAGGTGCATTCTTCATTGGTAAGGGCGGCAATGTAATTTTCCGCGACAGAATTGCAGCACCAACTTCAGGCGGTGTAGTTCTTGCAGATGACGGCTCAGGTATCAAATACCAATCCATTCGGGTTCAATACGGCTCTGAGCTTCTAGCAAACGAGATTGTTGTCAGCTCGGAAATTACAAACTATGAAGTCACAACGCTAGACCTGCCCTCAATTGACACTTATGGAATCTTCAACCTGACCCGAACAGGGCTTTTGATAAATGCCAATCAGGATGTTGACGACCTGTCCGACTTCTATGCCAACAAATACTCACAGCCCGAATACCGCTTTGAGTCGGTAGATATTCTTTTAGACGAGCTAACTGACCAGCAGCAGCAGAACCTTCTAGGGCTTGAAATTGGCGATGTTGTAGAAATCAAATTCACCCCTAATGGCATCGCCCCTGCAATCTCTAAATACGCTGAAATCATCCGCATTGACAATGGCATAGACCTGACTAACCATGTAATGAGCTTGGGCTTCTCAACACTCGACTTTGCCCTGTTAGTCTTGGATGACGCACAATTTGGTAAGCTAGACGCAGGCAACGCGTTAGCCTTCTAGGAGCAAAATGTCAGGTTTAGGCCGCAAAGTATTTACCGCAGGTGAGGTTCTAACCGCTGCGAATGTTCAGGATTACCTACAAGACCAAGCAGTCATGGTCTTTTCGGGAACTGCCGCTAGAGGCTCAGCCCTCGGCACTTCCGTCATCGGCGAGGGAATGGTCACATACCAGACCGACTCAAACACCATAACTGTTTATGACGGCTCAGTATGGCAGCAGGTTTACCCTGCATCGGTGACCTCAATCGCAGGCTCACAGGTTGCCTTCGGCGGAACTACAACCACAACCTCCATGACTGCTACTTCCGCTCTCGACAACGGAACAATATTTGTCAACGGAACTTCGGCTGTGACGATTACAGTCCCCGATGTTCTAAACACTTGGGACACCCTGACCATCTGGCGTAACGCTGGCGGAACTGTAACAATAGCTGCGGGGACGGGCGTAAGCGACTGGGCAGGTGCGGGGACGAGCGGCACTTCAGTCCAATTTCGCATTGACCAAACTTTTAATGCCGCAACTGTTCAAAAGGTTGCAGCTAACACCTACCGAGTAGTTGGAAAGATAACTGCATAATGCCTATTCCTTTAGGAGTTCTTGCTGTTGCGGGAGCAGGGGCGGCTGGTGGCGGTGCTGCCTATGAGCTACTAGAGACTGCCTATCCGTCAACTGGAGATTCAACAGTCACATTTGCAAATCTTTCAAATTACAACATGTATCAACATTTGCAATTGAGAATTGTCTCAAAGCGTGGCTCTAACAGATTTGGTGTCCAATTTAACAACGATACTGGTTCAAATTATGCAATGCATTTTCTTTATGGGACTGGCTCATCTGTTGCCTCTGGTTCTTTGACCAGCCAGACAGCGATTACTACAAATGTTGGAAGAACAGCAGGTGGTAACGATTCAGTTGGAGCTTCCATAGTCGATATTCTTGACCCATTTGAGACGACAAAAAATACAACAGTTCGCTCACTTACAGGAAATCAGATAAATGGTCTTATCATTCTTTATTCAGGTGTTTGGCTGAATACAAATGCCTTGACCGAAATTGATGTTGTTCAAACAGAGCCATCTTCGGGAGCGTCAACTTGGGAAACTGGCACTCGCATTTCCCTATATGGAATGAGGTCTAGCTAATGCCTACTGCTACTTATATTGCTTTGGCTAATACGACACTTAGCTCAGCAACTGCATCTATTACTTTTTCTTCTATCCCTGCGACCTACCGAGATTTAGTCGTAGTAATCAACGGCTCAATAACTGACGATGACAGACGAGCTGTTTATCAGTTCAATGGCGATACTGGTTCAAACTACACAACAGTTTTGACAGCCAACACAAGCTCAGAAACAAGGAGCAATGTTGCTGCTGAATTTATGTATGGTCTTGGCCGGTTTCCCTCAGTAACCCATATCATGGATTATTCAGCAACAGACAAACATAAAACATTGCTAACAAGGTCATCTGTTGGAACGGCTATTGTCTATATGTTCGCCTCTCGTTGGGCAAATACAAGTGCGATAAACAGCATCAAGGTTTTGACAACAACGACTGGTTTTAGCCCATCCTCTACTTTTACATCTGGAACAACCTTCGCTCTTTACGGAATAGTGAGCTAGACATGAGTGCTTGGACAGTTATACAACATCAGGAACTTGGCGGCACACAAGCTTCAATTACTTTTTCTTCTATCCCTGCGACCTACACAGACCTTTGTCTAAAGTTCTCTGTTCGAGGAAATAGAAGTGCAAATGTTGACAATATTCAGCTCAACATAAATGGGCAGGGTGTAAATACGAATCTGACAACACGCTTTCTTTATGGTGATGGCTCAAGTCCAGCTAGTGCTACACAGGTTGAGGTTGCTGGTGGTATTGTCGGAGCGGCAAGCACTACTGCAAGCACTTTTGGTAATGGGGAAATTTACATTCCTAACTATGCTGGCTCAACTAATAAGTCAATCAGCGTAGATGTTGTGATGGAAAATAATGCCACTTACTCCTTACAACTAATTGGAGCAACTCTTTGGTCACAAACCGCTGCAATTAGTTCAATCGCTTTAGACCCTCAATTCAATGACTTCGTTCAATACAGCTCCGCAACCCTCTACGGCATAACCAAGGGTTCAAGCGGTGGAGTAGTCGTTAGCTAAAAGACAGGTAGAATAAAAACATGACAGACAGACCAACACGCCTAGTTGTAGATTGCAGCCTTCCCGAAGGCCACCCTGACAAGGTGCAGATTATTCCCCTAACCGATGCTGAGATAGCAGAGCGTGAGGCACAAGCCGCACAAGCCGCTATCGAACAGGCCGAGAGGGAAGCTGCCGAGGCTCAGAAACAGGCAAACAAAGAAAGTGCAAAGGCAAAGCTTGAAGCACTAGGTCTCTCAGAGGCTGAGATACTCGCACTTCTAGGCTAGTCATGGCTGAGGAAACAAACGGCGTTCGCATAACGCAGCGAGATGTGTATGAAAAATTGCTGGAATTACAGGCCGTTCAAATAGAACTGGTCTCGGATATCAAAAACCTCAAAGACCTACCTGCCCGCATGAATCGAGTAGAGCAGAAGCTCGCTCGCATGGAGTGGATTGAGAAGCTGGTCTTTACAGCACTCGGTTCGGGCATTACAGGCTTCATCGCAGCACTTTGGGCTTTGATTAGATGAGACACCCTTTCTCTAAGAAACTCATAACCTCACGCTTCGGAACAACGGCGAGGAGACTCACCGCACACCGAGGTCTTGACTACGCACCGAAAGAAGGCAAGGCGATTCCTGCGGTTGCAGCGGGAACAGTTCAAGCTGTCAAGTGGTCTTCGATACTTGGTCATGTTCTGGTGCAGTCGGCTTGGGATGAGATAAACGGCAGAACTGTTTTCATCGGCTACTGCCACCTTCAGGAAAAGCCAAC